CCGCACCTAAAAGAGTTACGGTCACATTTGTTAGGTTTTTAAGCATTTAGTTTAATTGAATTCGGCATCCGTTTAGAAGGGGGGTATACCAACCCTCTCGGGAGGCACCTTCCACGGCTCTAGTTTTCAAGTCAAAGACTCATTACGAAAAAAACCCACTTCTAAAAGTGGGTTTGAGACATTATATGCGATTATTTAGGTTTTGTCAAGAGGTTGGGTTTCTTATATCAACTTCCTGTTCATCAGTCCAATCAGTATCTTCTAGACAAAGATAATCCATTTCCTCAGTGCCTTCTGGAATATTAATCCACTCATCAAACTCAGCAGCAAGTGCCTTTGCATTCCTATGGCGATCTGCATCATGAAGAAGGTCAATCTTTTTGATTGCCCATTCACGAACTTGATTTACATAAGGATTTTCAATAGTTGATTCCAAGATGGTTTCTTCCTCTTCAATGATTTCTTGAGATTTTTGAGGTTCAGGAACTTCGGGTTCCTGAATGCTCTCATATACTACTTGATCTTCTTCTCTTGTCAAGTGCTGAAGAAGTTTTGTAAGACCTTTAAAAAATTTCATGTACTTTTTAAACTATATATCCACCATATCATAAAAACTCACAGCATACATAGTCGTATTAGTAATACTTATAGAATGACTTGGAAGTATAATAATATAGATTTTGTAGAAGTTCCAAAAGGTATGGAAGGATTTGTATATCTAATTACAAATCTAGTTAACAATAAAAAATATATTGGCAAAAAGCACTTCTGGACTCGTCAAAAAGATCGTAAGACAGGAAGAAGAAAAACTAAAGAAAGTTCCTGGAGAGATTACTTTGGTTCTTGTGATGAACTAATTGAAGATGTAAAGTTATTAGGTCAAAATAAGTTTTCTAGAGAAATCTTGTACTTATGTCCTCATAAGAAATCTATGAGTTTTTATGAAACCATGGAACAATTCAAGCGTGATGTAATCTTAAGAGAAGATTATTACAATACTAATGTTGAAGGTAAATTTTTTAGTAGTGAAGTAGAGAGACTTTATGAAATTGTTCTCAAATCTTCCAGATCTTCTTAAAGACTACAAATTACCCTCAAAAGATACAAACCTATTTTAGCAATAAAAAAAGAGGTCTTGTCAAGACCCCTTAAAGATTTTATTATTTACTCAAAAAACACCACTGGAACCTTTACCATATCTTTGATCCTGGTAATAAGCATCTTTCATGGCTTTATTTTTGTGTTTTGTTTTTATATTTCCATCAGGTAGTCTTCTAGAAGCTTGTCTGGTAGGAATCATTCTCAATCCTTTTGGGTGAGTTGGTACTGTTCTACCTGCTGCATCAATAGCATCATTTGCAAGTTTATCTCTACCACTAACTAATCCTCTATTTCTTACTGCAGCTTCATCAAGAATTTCTTCTCTCCAATCTTCACTCATATTTGCCATAATTACGGTTGCTGCTTCTTCAGTGTCGGCAAATCCTTCATCAAGTAGGTGCTCAAGAACTACGTCATAGAGATCTACAGTTTCAGTTTCTTCTACAAGATAATTTTCAGCAATTTCTCCCACTTCAATCAAATCCATTTCAAGAATTACTTCATATGCTTCAAAAATATTAGAAGCATAACCTTCTGCAATCAAATCTTCTGCAATCATATCGGTAATAATTGCATATTCTTCAGAAACTGTTGCCTTTTTAGCACTTCTTTTTTGTCCAGATGCAGCTTTAGCATAAGTAGTGGACATCTTCTTTGTTGTTGCCAGAGGACTTACTCCACCAGAACCAGCAACTCTTACTCCCTTGGATGAACTGCCTTTTGCAGCAATAGCGGCCTTTGCGGCTGCTTTGATTCTTCTACCAGATTCTTGAGATGGAGGAAGCGCCTTTCTTTCTGGAGCAGGTTGACCAACTCTTGGATTCTCAGGTGTTCCAACCTCTGCTTTTGGTTTTTCAAAAGCACTAGTATCTCTTCCTCTTTCCGCAGATGCCTGCTGTCTTGCTGCTCTTCTCATCTGACGACCCGTAGTTCTTGCTGAGGCTTCACGCCCTGCTTCACCACTAAATTCTTTTTTAGCAGCAGAAGCACCTGCTTTTACTGCACGACCAACTTTACCTAAAAATCCTTTAATTTTTTCTTTAGCAGAGGTAAGTTTACCACCAACCTTCTTAACACCCTCTTTTGCCTTTTTACTTACCTGAGAAGCAGTTGTCTTGGCCTTATCTGCAAGATTACTTCCAGCACGAGTAGTAGCAACTTGAAGTCTCTTAATTGCATGTTTTCTACCTACACGCTCACGCTCAGCAGACTTTTCTCTTTTTTCAGTTGCTGTTGCAGCCTTTTTTTCACGAGTTCTTTTATTCATTAAACGATTCATTCTTTCCATTTCACTTTCTTCAGAAAGAATTTGAGCATCAAATGCATCAAAACATTCGTCAAGAGTAACTTCTCCTTCAGAAAGAATCTCTTCCATTACTTGAACAAGTTCATTATCACTTAGATCATCAATAAAAGAAAAATCTTCTTCTACAGTTAAAATCTCTTCTCTAAGGTCTTGATTATAAACAGCAGCGTATGCTTCGTAAATATTAAAAGAAGTCATGTTATTTCTTTTTTTTTTATAATTTATATTTATTTATAAAAAAAGAGGAGTTAGAAACTCCTCTATATTCTAAAGTTTAAATCCACTGAAAGTATCTGTCTTAACATCCTGTTTAATACCACCAATCAAATATGCTTCAACTTCAACTTCCTGTGGGGCCACTTGAAGACCTTTTGAATTCAACCAATGAGAAGTCCAAGGAAGAGGGTTATTATTGGCGGCGATATCATAAACTGGTTTGAGTCCAATTGCTTTCATACGACGATTTGCAATCCACTCAACATATTTCTGAAGAAGTTTATCATTAAGACCAATCATAGATCCATCTTTGAACAGATAGTCTGCCCACTTCTTTTCTTCGTTTACTGCACGATCAAACATCGCATAAACCCATTCTTCCTCTTCTTTTGCAATCTTTTGCATTTCAGGATCATCACCTTCCTTCCATTTGTTTAGAATGTTCTGTGTGAGTGCTAAATGTTGGGATTCGTCTCTTGCGATGAGTGATATGATTTTCGCAGATCCTTCCATAAGTTTGAGTTCACCAAAGGCGAAACTGCAAGCAAAACTAACGTAGAAGCGAATACCTTCAAGAATATTAACATTTGCAACTGCTCTGTAGAGTTTTCTTTTGACATCATTGAGATTTTCCTTTGCGTAAGTGACTCCTTCAAGTCTGTGCTTCCAAGATTCAGAAGTACCATAACTTTGTGCTGATTGAATAAAGTCATCATAAGACTCAGTAATGCTTGCGGCACGTTCTAAAATACGATCATCATGAATAATCGTATCAAAGACCTCACAAGGATCAGAATAGATATTTTTGATAATATAAGTGTATGATCGACTATGAATCATCTCCATAAATTCCCATACAGTCATACATGCCTCTAGTTCAGGAAGAGAACAATACGGTAAAAATGCCATACCAGGACCACGACCCTGAATAGAATCAAGCATGATCTGATACTTCAAATTAGAAGTAAAAATATGCTTTTGTTCTGTACGAAGAGTCTGATAGTCACCACGATCTTTTTGAAGTGAGACTTCTTCAGGTCTCCAAAAATAACTTAATTGTTGTTGAGTTAGTTTATCAAAAACAGGATACTTATATGAGTCATATCTTTGGACACCTAATGGTTGACCGAAGAACATTGGTTGCTTTTTAGTATTTACTTCTTCTATGTTAAAAACAGTCATTCCTTTAATTTTTTGTTCTTCGGGTGTCATAAAATTGTACTGCATACTTCCTCTTTGATTAATGTAAACTCAACTCACCTTAAAATATTTAAGATTTTAAATTATTGTGAAATTTAGATTGTACAACTTTCACATGCTTCTTCATCAGAACTCATAATATCATTTAGGAGAGATTGAAGTTCTGGTTTTTGTTCTTCTATTACATCATCAGTTTTAATATCATAAGTGTTTTGATAATATGCTGTCTTATGCCCCAACTTAAAACAAGTGAGCATATCTTGTGCCATTACGCTAACAGGTACTTCATTATCGGCATAATTTTCTGGATTATACGACCAGTTTCCAGATATCGCTTGATCAAAGAACTTTTGCATAACTGCAACAATATTAATATAACCAGTATTCCCAAGCATATCCCACAAGAGTGTATAATTGTTCTTGAGAGTTTGATACTGGGGGACAATCTGCTTAAGAGGCCCTTTCTTTGATTTTTTAATGGACAAGTATCCACGAGGTGGTTCAATTCCATTGGTTGCGTTAGAGACGACAGAACTGTTATGAGAAACTAATCCCTCACAATTATAGTGATGAACATCAGGAACTTCCATATCATAGGTTGGAAGTGATTCTCCTGTAAATTTAATTTGCTTTACTTTCATTTTTCTTTTTAAATTTGGTGTATTCTTTAATCAATTGTTGTTTTGTGATTGAACATTTTTCTTTTTTGGAAGAATTGATCCTTGACGGAATGATTTCCACATTAATTACCGATCCTATAATTTTAGGATCAATGTCATTAATAAATCCCATTTTAATTGAATACTTATGATCTAAATGGAAATTTTTAGATCTTATTTCTAACTTTTCAACAAGTTCACCATAAAATAATAAACTTTCATTCGTATATCTATTTACAAGACTTTTATATTTCTTAAAATCATCAATAATACTTTTTTCAATCCAAACTCCCAATTCTTCCATTCTTTTTCTATATTTTTCAGAAGATTCTAAATATATTTCTTTCCAAGAATCTGGATATTTTTCTTTTAGATATTTGGTATTTCTTATATGATTTTTCTTCTTATGATTAATATGAGTTAAAATCACATTAATTTCCTCATCACTATAACCTCTTTCTTCATAATATTTTTTATGAACACCGGATGTGGATATTTGATATTCGCATATTTTTATTTTAGCATCCTCCAATGAATATCCAAGATAAATCCAATACTCTACACATCTTTTTGATTTACGACGCATATCATATTCTTTTTGTTCTTTCCACTTTTCTCCATATTTTTTAATAAACCACTCATCGGAAGATGAATATGCACTAGTTTTTTGAAACTTTTTATAAATTTTAATTCCATCATCTTCACCATGTCTTTTAATAAAACTTTCTCTAGAGGTTGATTTATTTTGTTTATAATCATTCACAATTTTTTTTGCTTCTTCTATTGTTATGTTTTTTCTTAAAGACCAATATAATGGATCATAAGATATAGAAATTTTTGATTTTTTATACTCAGAGACAAATTTAACTAATTTTAATATAATTTTTTGGTCAAATTTTTCTGGAGAAAGTTCTAAAAAAATATTTTCAAGAAAACGATAGTTATTTGTCACATATCCAGTTTTTTTTATTTCTTGAATAAAACTTTTCGGATCTATAACATTAAATTTGTCAGTAAGAATTTTACATATTTTTTTCATAAGTGTAAATAGCGTAGATGCCTTCTATATTTTATTTATGTTTTTAGGCATTTATGCTCTCCAATCAGAACTCCACTATATCATCATTCTCAGTCAAATCACAAGCACATTTCCAAATTTCATTCTCAAATTCATCTTTAATCAAAAACTTATGAGTAGGAGTACATTTAATTTCCTTACCATTTTCCATAACTAAAGTAATAACCTCCCTCATACCATTATAATAAATTTTATTAACTTGTTTATAACCATCCAAAGTTGGCACTTGAATTGGATTAATTAAATTATGCCATCCAACAAGATCCTTCATTTCAATTGTTTTCCAATCAAGATTATTCATTTCACAAAGTTGGTGAAAATCAAATTCACCTTCTGTAGTCATTATTTTATGTTCCCAAAAAAGGCAAGATTCACTTGGCATTTGTGCGGACAATGTTGAGTGTCTGAGACCATGTTCCAAGATAGATACCCTAAGAGATTCCCAATCATGTTGAAGACTTACTGACGAAACTTGATCTACATCTTTTTTATATGTATCAATAGGAAGAATACCATCCGAATATTTGGTGCGACCAAAGTATTCACAATGACCTCTTTCTTTAGCAAGTTGATTAGATGCTTTTAGGAGGTAATACTGAAAGGATTCAGAAAGACCGTGAACGGCATCCCACGCCTCCTGTGAGTCGTAGTTGAACCCAAGTTTAGCAAGGTAGTGTGCCAGACCGATATAACCAATTCCAAGGGATCTACGGCGCTTGGTAAAGTTCTCTGCTGCCTTCACAGGATAATTTTGATAATCAATAATTTCTTCCAGGGCACGAACAGAAAGATTACAAAGTTCTTCAAGTTCTTCATCAGATTTTACTTTACCCACATTGATTGCTGATAAAATACAAGTAGCTATTTCTTGAGGACCATCATCATCAATATGTTGAATTGGTGTTGTCGGCAAAGAAATTTCTGCACAGAGATTGCTCATCGTAATTTGATCTTTAAATGATCCATGAAAGTTGCAATGATCAATATTCATAATATAGATCCGTCCAGTTTCAGCACGTTCTTTAAGTAGGTTAAGAATAAGATTTTGTGCCTTAATAGTTTTCTTTGGAATGGACGGATTGTTTTCGTATTGAACGTACAGATCGTCAAATTTGTCTGTTCCAAAAGAATCATAAAGTCCAGGCACATCATGCGGAGAGAAAAGAGTAATTTCACCGTCTTGAATGAATCTTTCATAAAATATTTTAGATAATTGTATTCCATAATCTAATTTACGAACTCGGTTATCTTCAGTTCCTTTATTATTCTTAAGAACAATAATATCTTCTATTTCTTGATGCCAGATTGGAAAGTAGACTGTAGCTGATCCACCACGGATTCCATTTTGTGTGCAGCATCGTACAGTTGATTCAAACTTTTTAAGGAAAGGAACAACGCCAGTGTGCTGAACTTCTCCACCTCTGATTTTAGAGTTAATACCACGGATTCTGCCTGCATTGATACCAATTCCTGCTCTTTGAGCAACATACCTACCAATTGCCATATCACTACTGAAGATACTGTCAAGGGTGTCATCAACATCAACAAGAACGCAACTTGCAAATTGGCGAAGTGGGGTTCTAACACCTGCCATGATTGGTGTAGGAATGTTGATTTTGTGTTTGGAGATTGCGTCATAATACCTCTTGACGTATGACATTCTTGTTTC